GCGAAGTAGAGGCTCCTGAATTGGACTTGGAAAATGACAAAGACTGAATCATTTAGAGACAGGGCGAAAAGAGAAGCGATTGATGCCACTATAAAGGGTGGGGATATAGGCAAAAAGACTGGCAGGGGCGAGAGTATCTCTCCTCAGAAGAACGACGATACTAGTGGAACCAATAGGACAAAAAGGAGGTAGATAATGGCTGGAGATTCATTAGTGAAAAAGGTATTTGGCGCAATTAGTGGGGAGGCTGCGGGAGGCGTCGCTGGTAAAGCAATCCGAACTTTTAGGGACATGGCGGTAGACGACGCAAAAAAAGCTATTCCGTTGCCACCAATCCCCCCTGCGAAAAAGGCTTCGCCTTTAAAGAGACTGTAAATGGCAATCACGCTACCGCATAAATTTGTACCGAGGGACTATCAGGTTCCGATCTTTGATGCGATGGAGAGCGGATACAGAAGAGCAGTGATGGTGATGCACCGTCGTGGTGGCAAAGACAAGACCTGTCTGAACATCATGATATCTAAGATACCCCAGCGAAAAGGTGCGTATTACTACTACTTCCCTACGCTGTCTCTGGGGAGGAAGATTCTCTGGGACGGTATGGATAAAGCTGGCATGAAGTTTATGGATCACTTTCCTCGTGGTATGGTTGTAAAGTCTAATGAACATGAAATGAAGTTGTTGCTTTCGGGAGGCTCTACGTTTCAGATCCTCGGAACAGACAGGCTCGACGTTGTAGGTGTTAACCCAGTCGGGTGTGTGTTTTCTGAATACGCACAACAGGATCCGAGAGTATGGGACTTTATACGTCCCATTCTGACCGAAAACGAAGGGTGGGCGATGTTTAACGGAACCCCTCGTGGCAAGAACCATTTATATCGTATGCTTCGGATGGCAAAGCTTTCCGACAGGTGGTTCGAACAGGTACTGACCGTAGAGGATACCAACGCTATATCTCTGGCAGACATTCAGCTCGACAGAGACGAAGGCATGAGCGAGGAAATGGTTCAACAGGAGTATTGGTGTAACTTCGAGTTTGGTCTTGAGGGTTCGTACTACGCACAGCTTATAGCACAGGCTTATAAGGAGGATAGGATCTGTGATGTGCCTCATCAGAGGGCATACGGAGTCTTTACTTCATGGGATATAGGCGTGGGAGATACCAACGCTATATGGTTTCTCCAGCAGGTGGGACCGTGGATCCATGCTATAGACTATTATGAGATGAATAATGTAGGCGTTGATCACTACGCCAATGTCTGCAGACGAAAAGAAACAGAAGACGGATATAATTATATTGCACATTACGCTCCACATGATATAAACGTAAGGGAGTGGGGAGCCGATCAGGCTGCCAAAAGAATAGAAACAGCACGGAACCTTGGCATCAACTTTACGAAAATACCTAAAGTTAAAAATAAGCAGGATGGCATTGATTCCGTGCGAGCTATATTGCCGATTATGCGTTTTGACAGAACCCGCTGTAAGGGTGGAATAGACGCACTACAGGACTATCAGAAAGTTTTCAATGAGAAATACAATGTATTTGCAGACCAACCGCTAAAGAACTGGGCTATGCACGGTGCAGACGCACTTGAAACTGGAGCAGTAGCCATTAAAATACACGGAGACCTTTCGTCTGCCAGTATGTCAGAGCAGGAAGCAAGGGATCTGGAAGAACAGTATGCCTCAAAAGGGGCAATGTAAATTATAAGGAGATTTTTATGGCTAATTCAAAGATTGTGTTGAAACGTAGAAGGAAGCCAAGGAGGGAACGCTATGGCTGAAATACAGTATGAAAGAACGAGGTTTGATCAGGGTAAGGGTGGAAACGGAATACTTGTTGAATGGAAGAGTGTAACCAATGCGGATACATTTAAGGCGTTTACCGCTCCTGCGTTTTCGGATGCCAGTGTTCAGGTAGACGGTACATTTGACAGCAGCACGGTTTTGATTAAAGGCACAAATAATCCTGCCAGTACCCCTGCAAATTTGCAGTCACTGGTAGACATCTTTGAGAATGCGATGTCGTTTTCAGCGGAAGCAATGAGGCAGCTTGCACAGAATCCACTTACCATACAGCCGTCTGTTTCAGGTGGTGGTGGAAGTCAATCTCTTAACGTAAGAATTCTATTTTACTTTAAAACTTAACGGAGAAGCTATGGGGAATATAAATTGGGAAGAAACCGAAGCTATTGCTCGGCAATTTAACAAAGCTTTCAAAGCTTCTGCGGAAATACTGAAGGTAGTTGAAGCTGTGAGAGCTGCGGAAGGCAACGTGTCGTCTCTTCTTTCAAAGGCGGGCGAACTTAATAAGACGGTTAATACATCAATTATAGAGAATGAGCGTCTGAAAACCGACGGTGACGAACTCGACAACGTAATTAAACAGAAGAAGCAGATGGTGGACGAGCTTAATGATAAAGTTACCAAGCTTGAAAATATCTTGGAAAGTGGTTGTTCTCAGAAAGTCTCGGAGCTGAGAGACTCCTTTGCCGAGGCAAAGGCAGAGTCTCAGGAAACATTTGACCAGCTACAGCGTGAACATAGCGAAAAAATAAAGGCGATGGATTCAGAGCTGGAAGCTAAAGAAGCAAAAATTAAAGAGGTGAATGCTGCCCTTAAAGGGCTGAGCGAGGGCGCTGGTGTTTTGGTTAAATAATAATGGCAGAACGCAGAATAGATAAATACAATGAAACGTATAACAACTTTATCGTTATCTGGGATAAGTGGATTAAAGAAGCCGACAGTGATATGCGGTTCGTTCTTGGTGATCAGTGGAGTTCAGCAGAGAAGGGTTACCTCAAGAGTAAAAGAAGGAACGCCTTTGTCTTTAACAAGATAAAACGCATCATTAAGATTATTTCTGGTTACCAGCGTAAGAACAGGCTCAGTTATAAAGTTGACCCGAACGAAAACTCTGACACCGAAGATGCATCGATATGGAGCCAGACGCTTCAGTACATAATGAAGCACTGTCAGGGTTACAACGTGATGTCGGATGCGTTTGAACAGGGTGCGCTTAAAACTGGGTTGAACTTGGTAGAGCCTTGGCTTGATTTCAGTACGGATCCCTTAAACGGAGAGTTGAAGTATACGAGGATACCGCACAACAGGTTCCTTCTCCATCCGTCTTTTACGAGAAGAGATCTGAGCGACTGTCCCGAAATACTCAGACGGGAATGGATAACAAGAAGTGCAGCGAAATCGATTGCACCATTCTTTGCGGGCGAAATAGATAAGTTGAAGCCCATGCGACCAGCGCAGGATAACAAATATATAACGTCTAATTTCAATGAAAACCTGTTGAAGCATGAGCTGTTAAGATATGACGAACACTGGCAGAGAGTCAGTAAGCCAGTGATTGTGTTCTTTGACGTAAATACAAACAGGATGCATCGTTTTGACGGTACCGAAAAAGAGGCAAATGATATATCGAAAGAGTTCCCTTCTCTTGAAAAGATAAAGAGGTTTGAGAGAGATGTTGAGGTAACGATATTTATAGAAGACGAAGAGATTTATCACGGTCCAGACCCGATGGGGACAAATAATTTCAGATTTGTGCCTGTTATGGGGTATTTTGATCCTGAGTATATTGAACTTGATAAGAAGATACAGGGTGTTGTCAGGGACATCATCGACCCCCAGAGAGAGGTAAACAAACGCAGAAGCAAGAACCTTGACATACTCGACTCCCAGCTCAACAGCGGGTACTTCGCAGAAGAAAAATCTGTTGTGAACAAAGAGTCTCTGTATCAGACAGGGCAGGGTGGTGTGATATGGCTCAAGCAGCAGGCAGGGAGACCTATTTCGGAACGTGTGGCGAAGATAACGCCCCCTGACATACCAGCAGGGAACCTGCAGATGCAGAAGGTCATGGACGATGATTTGGTCGAGATCTCTGGGGCGAATAACGAGCTGTTAGGGCTTGCAGACAAGGATGATGTTGAGGTGGCTGGTATACTGGCAAGGGTGAGGACTGGGCAGGCACTTACGACTTTGCAGGATCTCTTTGATAACTATAGTACGTCCAAGGAATTGCTCGGAAGAATCACAATGGCGATAGTGAGAAAAAACTGGGATGCGGAAAAGATACACAGGATTACGAACAGACAGCCATCTGCACAGTTCTTTGACCCTGATCTCTCACGGCATGACGTGGAAGTTACAGAAGGCTTGTTGACGGACTCGCAGAAACAGATGCACTTCATGCAGTTGCTTGGCATGAAGAGGGCTGGAGTTAAAATTCCAGACTCTGCAATTATACAGGCATCCAACCTTGAGAGGAAGGACGAACTGGCAAAGATAGTAGAAGGTCAGGCAAAAATGGCTACACAGTCGCAGCAGATTCAGGATCAGGTAAATCAGGCAGCGATAGAATCAACAAAGGCAAAGGCATTTAAAGATGCCAGTACTGTTGAAGTCAATAAATCGAAGGCTAATCTTAATGAGATACTCGGAATTAAGGCTGCTTCGGAGATCGAAATAAACAAGGTTGCAACTGCGATGTCTATTGCAAAGGAAATCGATGAAATAACGAAGCCAGAAGAACAGAAACAATTAGTGACACAGAGATGAAAAAGTATTTTGACAAATTTGGAACTCTGAGAAATATTTCAGATACTATACCTGATGTAATCAAAGAACATAATTCTGCAAGGGTTGAAACTATATCACATGGAGGCATAGGGCTGTTGATGCAGTCAATGATTGCAAGGGCTAAAGGTAATGTCAGGGTATACCCAGACATGACTGGGAACAGGGGGTTTACCGTTAAGAAGGAGAATGTATGCTGACCTTTCACGAAGCACGAAACGAGATGACCCTTGACCTGCAGAAGTCGATGGAAAAGGTCGTTAACAGAAAGAAAAGCGATCCAAACTATTACATTCTTATAGCAGCGCAGGTAGATAATTGGAATTCCGACGTAATTAACAATAAAATTATACTGCTCAAGGAAAAAGATAAGCCCAAGGTTCCGATGATAGGGACGATACTCTACCATGTTGACAACAACAAGGGGGAGCTGGTGAGGATCTGGGTGTTTCCGAGAGATGTTATACAGCCAGACATGACCATAAACAAAGTTGGTGATTTTTCCGATGAAATTTTTCACATGGGGAAAGCTCCGAATAAATGATGAATTTTAAAGCGATTGAGTCCCCTTCCGTAAAAAGAAGGGAAGGGCTTGTTGATAATAAGATGTTCAGCAGGAAACAACGACGCTACCTCAAGACGTTGGCTCTTAAACGGAAAAAAAAGAAGTAACCTATTGTTCACCTCCGTGATCATAGGATAGGCAGTAAAAAGGCACAGGCTTGCGGGAGCCCGTACTTCCAATTCCTGTGTTTTTTTACTGCTATAGATTATGCAAGACCCTTGACGAAGGGCATTGTTGTAAATCAAAGGGCGTAAGAAAGCCGTGCCGCCTACGGCAACAAAAACCTTTTTTAAAAAGGATAAAGCTATGAAAGAGTTTGAAGAAGTAGTTGATGATAGTGAGCTGCATTTTACTGATGGTGGTGAAGACACAGGTGCTGCGGTGGCTGACCCAGTTGAGGATCCAGAGGATGCAAACGGCAACCAGAAGGATCCTGCTGCAGGTCGGGACCCTGCGGAGCCAAAAGAGGAGATGGTTCCCCTCTCTGCGCTCAAAAGCGAGAGGATGATAAGGCAGAATGCCGAACAGAATCTCCAGATTATGAACGATACCATTAAGGCTTTTCGTGCTACGGACAATGATGGAACGTCGCCAAAAGATATGGGTGACGTAACTGATGACACCGTAATCACGGGGAGGGAGCTGAGAGATATCGTTGGTAAGATAGAGAACAAGTTTGAACAGCAACTCTCTGCTATAGGAGCGCAGAACTCAACAGAAACCGCTTTGCTACAGGTAAAGGCACAGTATCCAGACTACGATGATGTTATTAATACTAATTTAATAAATGTACTCGAAGCTCAACCACAGATGAAGCAGGCTCTGTCTGAAGCCTCTGAAAGGTTCAGACCTTTACTGGCTTATAACATTGCAACACTTGACCCAGCTTATGTAAAAAGAACAACTACGAACAAGGTCAGGAATAAGATTCAAAAGAACGCAAAAACTCCTGCGTCAGTGAATGCTACGGGAGGTGCTGCGGACGACACGGATCTGGCAAGGGTTATAGCCAATGAATCACAGGCGGACTTCAATAAACGAGTCGAAGCAGTGAAGCGCAAGGCAGCTCAATGAGTATGAACAAGGAGACTAACAGTGGCGATTACTACGACATCAGAAGTGGATCCAGCGGTATCCACATATTATGACAGGATACTGCTGGAACGTGCATTACCGTTCCTCATTCATGATATGTTTGCGGAACAAAGGGATATTCCCGCCAAGAGCGGTAATATCATTAAGTTCAGGCGGTACAGTGCGCTGACAACAGCTACTACGCCTTTAACAGAAGGTCAGACTCCTAACGGTCAGAAGCTTGCGAAGACTGACTTGACGGCAACTATAGCCTTCTATGGTGACTTCGTTACTATAACCGATGTCATCGACTTGACAGTCGAAGACCCAGTCCTTACCGTTGAAGCAGAGCTTCTGGGTGAACAGGCTGGTGAGACCCGAGACGAGCTTACAAAGGATATGCTGTCTGCAACGGCATCCCTTACACAGGCGACTCAGGGTGCAAACGGCAGCACTCCGACAGAAATCAACAAGACTGACATCCAGACCGTCGTGCAGACGCTGCTCGGCAACAAGGCGAAGATGTTGAGATCTGTTGTAACTGCAAGCCGTGGGGTCGGAACCACTCCAGTACGAGCAGCGTTCTGGGGTACTATGCACAGTGATATCATCACTCCCGATCTCGAAGACGTACAGGAGTTTATTCCAACTGCGAAGTACCCAGCACAGAGTACTGTACTGGAATCGGAGTGGGGTTCAACTGGCAATGTAAGGTGGGTGTACTCAACCAATGCCGAGAAGACTTCTGGATCACCTAATACATACAACCTTAATATCATCGGCAGAAATGCTTATGCTATTACTTCTATTACAGGAGGAACTCTCAAGAACATCGTCAAGAACTTCGGTGATGGTGATGATCCTTTAAACCAGAGAGCAACTTCTGGCTGGAAGTTTGCGTATGTATCGAGAATCCTGAACGATAGTTTCATGCATATCCTTCAGGTCTCAAAGGCGTAAACAGTTTCAAGATGTAAATTATATAGCCAATAGGTAACCTTTTAGATGGGAGTTAAACAATGGGCTTAGTCCAAATGAAGTCAGGCAAGATTACCGCTACAGCAACAGAAGCCAGTGACGGTAAGAATGTAGATTGCGGGTTCATACCAGAACTCGTAATAATTTTCAATGAAGACGTTGCAGATGGTGAAGACGGTCTTCTGATTCGGTTCGGGGGGATGGCTGCTGCACAGTCTGCCAAGATTGTCCGCTTGGATAACGATGGTGGCAGTGATAATGTAAACCTTGTTGACGAGACCACCAACGGTCTCTCAGATTACAATACAGGGTCTACGGCTGCCGCTTCGTCTACCTTAACGGGTACGTCAACATCTACTGCAGGATCAGCAACTCTGGCGGGAACAGGAGGCGCAGTGTATTCCACTGAACTTTCAGCTGGAGACATCATTGAAGTCGGGTCGGAAAAGAGAAGGGTAACTGCAATTGCAAGTGACTCTTCCCTGACAGTTGATTCGGCATTCCGTGTAGCTGCTGCCGATACCTCTGCCACGAAGTTCGCAGCAGGTGCGTTGGTAACAAGAAGTGGTTTTAAGGGATTTACAATTCCTTCTAACTTTATCACGGCAACAAGTGACGTACTTCACTTTGCAGCATTCGGAACACAGTTTGAAGCTTAAAGCTTAATTTCTGGTGCAGGGAGATGAACATACTCTCCCTGTGCTGGGATTTATAAACTTGGCAAATTTTAGAAGGAGACGAAAA